CTCCAGGTGCATCTACATCTCTAAACTCTCCAGGTTGTATCGATTGCGCTTCATCTCTGACACGAATACCTCTTTGTTTAAATCCAGCTGGCATATTTGAAAACGTACCAGCATCCAATAATTGTCTGAGTGCATTCGTTGCAGTTCTTGATAATCCACCAATCATGTGGATTAAGCCAAAACCATAAAAACCTAAACCGGGTAAAAATTTAAAATGTGTAAAATATTCAATTTTATTTTTTAATGGATCTTCAGCTTTATAGTTTCTTCTAATAGATAAAACTTCTCTTGATGATGTATCAATTGTTACAATGTAAGGAAGTTTTATTCCTGTTGGGTTTTGTTCCATATCTTTATCTTCAAAACCCTCAAGATCTATGTTTGTGTGAAATTCTAGAATTGTAAACATTTGTTCATCTCTAGTTTTTCTAACACCTTCTAACTCTCTTTCTTTTTTCTCTACTTCTGTTTCTTGTGAATAACCTGGTGTAATTTCTACATCTCTGTAAAAACCAGATACTTGTTTTTTTCTTAAATCATTTTCTGATATTTTTAAAACGTGCACAACTGCATCTGCATCTTCTAAAGAAGTTGCAGTATACGGAACTATCAGGTCATCTGCCGGAACAAATTTAGACACGGCTCTGTCAAGAAGTTCATCGTAATAAACTTTCTTAAAGGCAGAGCCGCTAAGAGGGAGATAAAAAAGTAACTGATCGAACTCGGGTTCATACTCTTTCATCTTATTCATGAGTTGATAGTTCATGAAGTTTTTTACTCGTGTAGCCTGGTCTTCTTTTTGTTTATTTACTACACCCATAATTTGAGTGTGTACTGGACCAGATGCTGGAAGTAATTCTTTATAAGCGTGTGCTTGAAACTGTGTTACCGCTTCAGCTAATACAGGGTGAGTTGCTCCACTTGCATTTGTAAACGGTTGTGATCTTGTTTGATATTTAAATCCTAATAAGTCTAAACCTTTTGTATAACCATCTTCCCAATCTTTTCTAGATGCTTTATACTGCATGTAGTTTTCATAAAGATCGGAACCTAATCTACCTAAAACTTCTTCTGGTAATAAATCTGCTAAATTGTCAAAGTGTTCGTTTGTACCTGGTTGGTTTACAGCTTCTGGATCAAAACTAATTGTTGCACCACCATCTTCTTCTTGTGTTACTTGAATATCCTCTGGTCCAACTTGTTCTTCTATGTTAGATTGAGATGCTTCTACAATCTCTTCTTCACTAGGTAATTCTATTTCCTGCTTTACGTTTGGTAAAGACTTGTCTATTTCTGACATTATTTTTCTCCGAGTTCGATACCACTATAGTCTTTTTTCCAGGAACATTCAACCCCTGTGGATGAGGCCCTCTAAGTGGTGGTATTGTGGTTGTTAGCTTTTTAGTCATCTAATAATCCTAATCCTTGTATAGCAGCAGAAGCAGCAAATCCACCAATACCTGCTCTAGACAATAATCTTAATGCTGGTTTACTTAAACCAAGTCTAGCAAATTTTCTAAATGTTGAAGGTAGTCCTCTTGTTATTTTTGGTGTTTGATCTGCAAACGCAGGATATAAATAATTTAATGGATCTGTTGCAATATCTTCTAACGAATCTCCTTCAGATACTTGTCTTGTAATATCCAATGCAGCTAGTGGTGCTAGCACTCCAGGTGATGCTGCAATACCTAATCCTCTACCCAATACTCTTCCACCAGTTCTTATTAAACCTTTCTTTTCAACACCTAGTCCTCTTGATCTACTAGCCTTAATTGTTGATGGTGCACCAAGTGCTGTTGATGCAGCAAGTGATGCTCCTACCGCTGGTAGTTGATAATCTAAAATATCTGGTCTTGTCATATCCTCTGAAATAGGTTGAGTTACCATATCAACCAACATACTTTTCTGTTGATCTTCGTTTGATAAATAAGTTGTTGGATCATCGTTTCTAAATTCTTTTACAAGTCCTACTGCAGTCCCTATAGCAGCACCTGCACCAAATGTTTTTACTCCTGGTGATTTTAAAAAATTAATTGAGGCGTTTTTAATTCTTGCAAGTGGCCCACTCTCAGCTGTAAGGTTTTTAAACTTGTTTGCAAATTTTTCTGGCTCTTGTGCAACTCTTTCAACACAAGCATCAATAGGACCACCTTCAAATTTTGCAATAGTACAGACTGCTTTATAAGCTTTTGTTCCTGGTTTTAAATTAGCTACAGATTCCAGTAATGTTCCAACTGCTCCTATGGGTTTTTGTTTTAAAAATCCCTCAAAGCTAGAAAGCTTTGGATCTAATTTTAATCTTTCAGCTAATTGTATGCCCGCTTGTTTTTCAATTCTTTTTAATCCAGCTTCAGGTGTTTCAAAACCTGCTCCGTATTCTTTTCCTCCAACATTTAATCTAATACCTTTATCTTTTAATTCTTGGACACCAGATAAATCATTATTTAAAATTTGTGCTCTAATAGATTCTGCTCTTAAATTATCATTAAATGTTAATAATTGAATATCTTTAGCTAATGCGGGTGATCCTGCAACTGCACCTTTTCCAGCGTGATGAAGTTGAATTGCGTTTTGAACAACCCTTCGTCCTTCAGAATTATCTAACCATCTTAATAAATCAGAGTAACCTTGAGTGCTCTGTATTAATTTTGTATCAAATCCTTTTGGTAACATTTTAGATAAAGAAACAGGAACAGAGGATTTTGCTTTTTTAGCGATATCCACTATCTTAGATATTTTTCTTGCCTCAGGGTGGTTGGTTATTGTATTACCAATTTTTGAAGCAGCGTGATAATATTCAACGCCGTTTTCTATAGCTCCAATTATTTTACCGTCTGTATTTTTTATAACATTATATTGTGGATTATTTCTTGATGCTCTCTCCATTTGTTGAATAATCCAGTTTTCTGGATAATCAGCAAAACTAAAAGCGTAAGGATAAGTCTTGCCGGTGTTTTGTATAAAGTTAACAATTCGTTGATTTAAAAATTTATTTTCTGTAGCTGTAACCCCAAATTTTCTACCTTTTCCAAAAACTAAAGGTGTCCCCGCTTCCTCTGCTTGTTTTCCAAAAGCCTCAATAATTAAATTCTGTGTTTTTTTAGGAAGATCTGGAACATTATAATATGCAGGTTTGTATCCTCTTTTAGCAAATTCAGATACTGCATTATAATTTTGTGTGTCTTGTGTAGGATTAAAACCAAATTTATAAGTGTCAAAATCTGCGTCAGGAAAAAATTTTAAAATTTTATTTTGTTGGGATTTTTTAAGTGGATCAAATACAGTTGTTTTACTAAATTTACCTGGAGTCGCTCCTTTTCTAACGTTATCGTATATTTTTTTTCTTTCTGCTCCTACTTGTAACTCACTGTAATAAGGTGAACTAACCTCTCCTCTTTTATAAAAAAATCTAGCAGACTTGTTTAATTCTTTAATATCAATTTTTGTTGCTCCTCTTCTTTTAATATTACTTTCTGCTACGGTTTGAACAGGTATTTCTTTTATAAACCTAGCTCTAACTTTTTTTGCCTCTGTTAAACTTTTTATTTTACCTTGATATTGTTGAGTTACTTTTCCATCTCTCATTACACTTCTAGTAACAAGATAGCTTGTTCCGTTATATTTAATAAAAGGCTCGCCTTTTACAAACTTATAAGGTTTGCTCATTACACCTCCAGGATGCCGGCAAGACCACCGTTTCTAAATCCAAGTCCCACGTCTAAGCCGAGTTGTTTCTGTATGTCCATGATCTCATCTGGAAATGCATCTGGGTTTTTTAATACTTTGTGTAGTTGTTGAAAGTATGCTGTCTTCTCTTTACCAACTAAACTTTTGTCTGTACCTAAACTTGCAAATAATCTTGATATATCTTTACCTTCAATACCGTATTTACGTAGAGCTTGATAACCTATCGTGCCGCCACGAACTAACATACCGGCCATATATGGAACTCTACCACCATCTGCAAATTCAAAGTCACCTATGTCAACAGACTCAGGATCAAAAAATCTATCTGTTATTGTTCTACCTTTTGCATCTTTGACACTAACTAATCTTTCAGCAAATAATTGTATATCATTTGGTCCGTCAAGTTTTGCAACTGCTGATGCAACTTTTGGTCCAAAATATTTTTGTACTAATAACAATGGATCACCCATACCACCGCCACCGCCTTCTGTCATAAATTTAAAATCATCTACTTCCATAACATCGGCTAACGTAGTATTACCTGGTTCATCAGATAAATCTTTTACTCTGTTTAAAAACTCTCTAGCATTTGCTCTAACGACTGGTTGTGCATTTTCCGCAACACCGGCGTTTAAATAAATTTTGTTTACTAAATCATCTATAATTAAATTACTACCTTTGACATTTTTAATTGCCTCTAAACCTTCACCTGTTGGTGATTTAGATAAATTTTTAATTGTTTCTTCTGCAGAAGCAAACGGTGCTGCAATATCATCTGGTCCACCACGACTTCCTGGTGGTGGTAAGTCGTCTGCTAATTTAGTAGGAATAGGTGCAAAGCCTGTTGCTCCAAAATTTTCTGATGTGATTGGATCACCAACTTTATACTTTGTTGGATCTCCTCCTTGTCTCAAAGACATCAAACCAGCCTTATCTAAGTCTCCAGTTCTTGTTGCAAGGTCTGTAATATTTGCTGGCGCTGCAGGTGGAAAGTAAACATTCTCCATTGTCTGCATATTTTTTAAAAGTTGACCTGCTTGTATATCGTTTAATTTACCAGCTACTGCATAACCTACAGAGCTTGTTAATTCTTCTACTGCTTTTGATTGTGGTAATACACCTAGTGCTTCTGGATTAATGTCCATGTCTAACATCAACTCTGGAGATTTACCTTTACCTAAAAAACTTACATTAGTTTTAGTTCCAAGAACATCGTTAACATTTCCCCCTAATTTTTGAAAGGATTGAAGGATTGCATTTAATATTTCTCGTCTAGCCATAATATTCTAATCTACTCCTGTCAGGTAACGGTTCGTCTTTGTAAGAATCTTTATTACGAACTAAGCCACCCTGTTTAATACGCATGATCGCCTGCGTTGTAGAATCGACATAGTCGTCGTGATCTCCAAACGGAAATGATGCGCACTCTTCCACAACCTCTTGAGCGAAATGCTGGTGCATAGGAGCCCATACTAATCCCATCTCAAAGAGCGGTGCTACTGAGTTTACTCTAGCATGTTTATCATTTCCTCGGCTTGGCGTAAAGTTAATTACTGGGATACCCATATCTCTCAATTCAGCTGTAAGAGGTATCCCTGATGCCTTGGCCTCGACTATCACCATATCAGGACGCCAAAATAAATACTCCTCGTGAGCAACTTTTTTTAATTCTGGAAACTCGTATCGATCTTTAAAAGCGTTAAGTAATATTATATTCATTCCATTGTCTTCGGTCTCAAAGACTCCCCATGTCGTTATCGCACTGTAGTCGGCAGATTCTTTTTTAAGAAATGCAGTATCGTAAGACTGTATAATAAACTCACATTTAGGTGGATCTTTATCTTCCCAATTTTGCCACCAGTCACGTTTTAATATTGCACCTTCTTCAGCTGTTGGCTGTTGCATATATTGTGCATTCCAATTGTTAACTGGAATAGATGCTTTGGTTTTTTCTAATTCATCCTTGGTCCAGTATTCAGGCCACACGGGACTACCACTCGGTAATAATGCTGGCAGCTCTACAACTTCCCATTCATCAGAGTTCTCTTCTCCCTGAGCCTTGATCAGTTGTCCAG